AATTTTTATTTTATTATTTTCTTCAACAATAGATACTTTACCCGGTGCACCAAATTGAGACGGCATAGTTCTTAATACCGACTCATAATCATTTATTGTAACCGCTCTGTTTTGTGCGGAAAAATTATAAGACACATATTGCCTTACTTCCTCAGTTGTTGGTGGATTAGCTCCCCCAATTGCTGCGGTAACATTATTAACTCTAAGTGAATTAACTACCGTTGAGTTAATTGATTCTGAGGGTCCGTTAACAAAAAACGAAACTGTTCCAATCTGTGTAATAATGTTAACACCTAAATTGGTTGATTGCCCTCCCCCAACACGGTATTGTATAAATAATGTTGAATTTGGCTTTAATGTACTACCTAAAGCTAAATTATTAACATATTTGTTAAGATCAAATCCAACACCGTCTCTTGCAAATTCTCTCAATTGTTCATCAGCTGAAACATTTCCACCACCAAAAGTCATTTTAGTATAACCTTCTGGAGTATACTCACTAATAAATTTAGTATTTGTAACAATGTATTTACCAACTTTAATTCCAGGTTGATCTGATGGTTTTGTCGGGTCTTCAACAAAAACTCTGTCTTCCGCCAATGCCTTTACTTCATACCATCTATTTAATAACGACATAAATTCTTGTGTTTCCGGTGGAGAAGTATATTGTGTCCCGTCTTTAAGTAAGACACTGGTTATACCTAAAACATTTTTTTCAGGTAAAAATAATTCAAAAAATGGTTTTACATCATTTGGCGTAATAACTCTTTTAAAAACTTTTGTTATACCATTAACAATAACCTCTCTTTTTGTTATTGTGTAATTAGTGATATTATTATTTGCGTCAAAATTTGGAATTTTTAATCTGTTTGGTGATCCTTCGGCATTTGTTGGTGATGAAAAATCAATATCATATACTGTTTCAAATGGTTGTCCAGCTCCATTAACCTGAGACCCTCTTCTTAAAACTCCACAATATCTTAAATCTTCTCTATCTCCAAAAGCTGGAACTGTTATTGAAAAATCTACTAATGCAACAGAAGGTCTTGATCCAGGTATTTTTAAACCATAAGTTTTGGCAATATTATAAATAGATGACTTTTGTTGTGCGTATTGTAATACTGTTTCTTGTATACTTCTATCAATCTGAAATTGTAAGTTATCAGTTACCGCAGCGTTTAAATCCAATAATACCGAAAATACTCCAGCATCATTAAAATTTTGTACTAAGTCGGGATAATAAGATCTTGTAAAGTTTATTAATTCAGTTCTTATTCCTGCGAAGTCTCTAGTTGTGTAAGATATTTTTTTATTTGCCATATACTATTAAATATTAATAATTAAAAAATCACTTGAGTTAAATGCATTATTAGTATTTTTGTAATCAATTCTAACTTTTGCGGTATGTTCTAACTGTGATATATTTGGTACCGTAAATTCTTTTTCCCCATATTGATTTACATATGTTCCTTGATTTTGGTCTTCTTTTGATGCATCTGTTATCTTAATGTTTGTTATTAAGATCCCTGGCATATATTTACTAACAGAATCCCTTATTTCATTTTCAATTTCACTAAATGTTGGTCCGTCTAAAGGCTCAAAAAGATATTCGTATAATCTAGATCCAAAATCAGGTAAAAAATATCTTGTTCCCTTTTTACTTAATAATAAGTGTACAAGATTACTTCTTATTTCTTCATCACTATCATTAGAGGTATCTAAATATCTACCAACGAACGAATCCCTAAACGGGAAACTTAAACCATATGTTATTCCATTTGCCATATCTAATAAATATAAGGTTAAGAATTTTTGATTAAATAGATATAAAATAAAAAATCACGACTTTTGCCGTGATTTTTTTAAATAGTGATTTATTTTAAGATGAACAACCAAAACATTCAAACTCTGAACTATCCGGTTTTAATGGTAAACCTTCATTTACATGTTCAAATTTTGGTACTTCTGAGTTAAAATTTATTTTTTCTTTTTTACTTGTGTCCAACGCCAAATGTTTAGCCCCCGTTGAGATTGCCTTTGTTCTTACATAATAACAAAGGGTTTTTAAACCTTTTTCCCAAGAATGGAAATGTGATGAGGTAATTTTAGATAATGTAGGACTTGACATATAAATGTTCATTGATTGTGATTGATCAATAAATGGGGCTCTATCTGCCGCCATATTAATTAATTCTTTTTGTGATATCTCCCAAATTGTTTTGTATTTAGGTATTAAATGTTCAATTCTTTTAACTTTTTTATTATAATTTTTGTCATCAGGATCTAAATAGTTATTAAAATTAATATTTTTAATTGATCCTTCATTCATAATAATTTCATTTTTTAAATCTTCAGACCATATCCCAATTTTTTCAAAATCAGTAATTAAGTATTTGTTTACAATCATTATTTCACCACCAACAACTCGTCGATTAAATAATGCCGAATGTGCGGGTTCTGTCATTTCAAATGAACCTGTAATCTTAGCTGAAGACGCTACAGGCATTTGTGCGGTAAATAATGAATTACATACACCATACTGTTTTACATCATCTTTTAATGTATTCCAATCCCAATATCCTGATAAATTATCATCAGTTAATCCCCACATGTCAAATTGAAATATTCTTTTCGACATTGGTGATCCTTTAAAGAATTTATATGGTTTATATTTATTTTTTTTACATAAATCATTGCTCTCGTATATTGCACCATAATATATCGTTTCAAAAATTTGTTTGTTTAATAATTTTGCCTCTTCTTCAGTAAAAATCAAATCAAGTAAATAAAAAACATCTGCCAAACCTTGTGTTCCAATAGCAATTGATCTTTGTTCTAACCCCCCTTTTAATCCTTTTTTAGTTGAGTAACTATTTATATCGATAACTTTGTTTAAAGTTCTCACAACTTTTCTAACTTCATTAAATAATAATTGAAAATCAAATTTATTTCCAATAATAAAGTTTTTAAGTACAATAGACGATAGGGTACAAATTGCAGTAGTTTCTTCATCCGTATACTGATATATCTCATTACAAAGATTAGATTGTTTAATTACTCCAATATTTTGATGATTAGTTTTTCTGTTTGCATTATCTTTGGAACATAGATAAGGAATTCCAGTTTCAATTTGTGATTCAATTATTTTAGACCATATATCTTGTGCCTTAACTTTCTTACCTAACCCTAAAGAAACAGCTTTATTATAATTTTCTTCATATTCATCACCAAATGATTCTTGTAATGGTTTAATCCCCGCTTTAATTATATCGTTAGGACATAACAAATACCAATCTTCATTATTTTTAACTGATCTCATAAAGTTGTCAGGAATCCAAAGTGCTGTAAATAAATCACGAGCTCTTAATTCTTCAGCACCAGTATTTTTTTTAATTTCCAATAAGTCTATAATATCTTTATGCCAAGGCTCCAAATAAATTGCTGCGGATCCAGGTCTACGACCTTGTTGGTTAAAAAACCTTAATGATTCGTTAACAATTTTTAAATACTTCAACAACCCACCAGAGTGTCCACCTGATGTAGATATTCTACTTTCCTTACTTCTAATGTTAGACATAGATAATCCAATTCCCGCAGCATCTGAAGAGTAAGTTGAAATATCGTTTAATGTGTCCAATAATCCTTGTCTTGAATCCGAATTATTATAATGTAAAACACAAGAAGCCAATTGAGGTACTTTTGTACCAGAATTAATCATTATTGGTGTTGCTTTAGAAATAAGTTGATTTGATAATGATTTATAATATTCAATTGCATCTTCAAAAGTATCTGTAACCCATAAGGCAACTCTCATATACATATGCTGTGGTCTTTCAATTACTTTTCCTTGTGGTGTTTTTAGTAAATACATCTCTTGTAATGATCTCCAAGCAAAATAGTCAAAATTATAATCGTTATTATGGTTTATAATTTCATCAATATTTTTTTCTCCGTATTTTTGAATTGTTTCCACTAACACGTCATTAATAATTCCATGTGAATGTAACTCTGACATTGTTTCTGAAAAACTTGGGTTAGTTTCTTTATGGTATGAAGAAATTGCAATTGAAGATGCTAATCTTGAGTAATCATGATGACTTCCAGTGTAAGACGCAGCTATCTCATAAATTAATTTATCTAATTCTTTTGTTGTTATATCACCTTCAGTTGGTACTGAAGTGATAACCTTGATAAAAATCTCGTCTGAATTGACACTCAAACCTTTTGCAGATTTTTTAACACGATTGTAAATTTTTTGTGGGTTAAATGTTACATTATCCCCATCTCTTTTTATTATTTTAAGTGACATAGTATTTTTTTAATTTTTAAAAATCTTCTTCAAACGTAATTTTTTCATTTAATTTTGCTTTTTGATATTCCATTGTTCTTGACTCAAAGAAATTACCTTTTGTTTCAACAGCAATTTGTTCCATAAATTTAAATGGTTGGTCAACATTAAATTCTTTATTACAACCAAATTTTACCAAAAGACCATCTACAACAAATTCCAAATATTGTTTCATTAAATTTGAGTTCATTCCAATCAATGAAACTGGTAAGGATTCGGTAATAAATTCTTTTTCAATCTCAAGTGCGGATAATAAAATTTCTTTAATTCTTTTTTCTGATGGTTTATTTTCACAATGGTTATTTAACAAATGAATTGCAAAATCACAATGTAGATTTTCATCTTTAAAAATTAGAGAATTAGCGTTACATAGTCCTTGCATAATTCCTCTTGACTTTAACCAAAAAATAGAACAGAATGAACCTGAAAAGAATATTCCTTCAACTGCCGCAAAAGCAATTAACCTTTCTTGGAAAGATGAATTATCAATCCAGTTTAATGCCCATTTTGCCTTCTTCTGTACCGCAGGTAGTCTATCAATCGCATTAAAACATTCGTCTTTTTCTTTAGTATCACTAATATATGTATCAATCAATAATGAATACATCAATGAGTGAATGTTTTCCATTGCTAATTGGAATCCGTAAAAGAATTTTGCTTCAGGATATTGTACCTCACGATAAAAATTTTCCGCTAAGTTTTCATTAACAATACCATCAGATGCTGCGAAAAATGATAATAAATTTTTAACAAAGTATTTTTCATTATCCGTTAGTTTTTCCCAATCACGAATATCATTTGTTAAATCTACCTCTTCTGCCGTCCAAAATGCTGCTTGATGTTGTTTATAAAATTCCCATATGTCATTATGTTCAATTGGGAATATGACGAATCTTGAGGGGTTTTCAATTAATATTTTTTCCATTTTATTTAATTATTTTTTAATTTTTTTGTTTTTCTTGTCTTTCTTGTCTTTTTTCTAACAATTCTGTTACTCTTTGTCTTTGTCTTTCTTCTTGTTTTTCTTCTAAACCTAAGAAAGTCATAGAACTCTCGGTGTCAATGTCTAACATTGCATTATCAAATTTACAATTTTCAAATATTACACCGTCATCTCCAACCCTTGATTTTGTAATTGCTATTGTCGCTAATTTCATCTCTTTCTGTTGAAGTGTTTTTGCAACCGTAATAATAACGTGACCAACTTGTGCCTTTTTAATTGACCCACCCATTTGATCAGTTGTTACAACCTCAGAAGAAATAGAACTTCTATTACCTTGTGTTGCAGTCCAACCAACTAAATTAAGTTCATGACACATAGCTTCAAACCCTCTCATAACAGAACCTTCGCTTTTCCATTCATCACCCAAATTTTTTTCAGGAACAACACAGTCAATATAATCTAATAATACCATATCAATCTTTGTTCCTTCAGCAACCATTTTTCTAATTTGATTTTTAATTTGTAAAATAGTTACAGTGTCAGAAGGTAATTTATTCATTATTAACTTATTTGGCATTGACTCTTCGATAGTTTTAACTTTTTCTATTACCTCATCCCTTTTTTCAGATAATTCGTCAGGATGAATTTTTGTCCAAAGAGTAAAATGTTTTCTTTGAATTACCTTTGGGTTATCTTCAAAAAAGATCTGAAGTACGTTGTTTCCTAAGTTAAATGCGTGGTTAGCAATTTTAGTTAAGATTGTAGATTTACCCACTCCTGTTGGAGCTAAAATAACTCCAATTTCACCTCTAGCTAAACCACCTTTTAATAGTTTATCGATACCTGGAATTCCCATTGGTATTGGATGTCTATAATCATCGTCAAGTACTTGATAAATATTAGAAAAAACATCCATAGCATTAGTATTTTTTTCTCCTACTTGTAATGCTCCTCTAACTAACTCTTCAAGAGTGTCATAATTTTCAAATTCACCTCCATCAATTATTTTTTGAGCTTTAGTCATGACTTTTTGAAGTTCTTGTTGTTTACAGAATTTCAAAGCCTTTTCTTGTACAAAATTAACACCGTCAATAGGTGAATCCTTAATTTTCTTAATTGTGTCCAAAACTATTTTAGATGCAATTTCTTGTTGTAATTCAGATTTAGTAATCTGTTCTAATGTTTCAAATGATGGGGTATGTTCGTATTTTACATAATACTCCTTAATCATTTGAACAATTATTTTAAAGTATTTATTTTCAAAATAATTGTTTTCTATTACATCAATAATTGACTGTGAAAAGTCTTTATCTAATATGATTTGGTTTAATAATTGTAGTTGAAATACATTACCTAAGTACTCAAAGTTTTTGTTTGTCGCCATGTTTTTTTGTTTTGTTAGTAATGATAAATACTATTGGTTTTGATTAAAATTCGGGTAATAATAATTAAAATTTTTACCTGAAAAAATGTCAGTAAGATCGTTAAGTACACTTTTTAATTGTGGTCGTAGATCTACTGTATACCTTATTTTTGGCGGGTAATGTTTTGCGTTAAATGTTCTCTGACATATTGTCATATCACCAATTTTAACATAAACATTAAAATTTTCAGGTCCATCAGTAATTGATGTGTTTAACATATCAGGATTTACACCTATTTCGTATTGGTTATCTAACATATAGATAACACTCCTCATTTTTAAATTATTTTTTAATTTATCCGTAAATAAACGAAAATAATCATAAAATTCAACTGATTTGTGAGAGTTTTTGTTTAAACCTTTCACATTAAAAAATCTTTGTACGACAATATTGTCATTACACATTAATAAAAATTCTACTTTTGTTACATCTTGATCTTTCATACTTTTTTTTTAATTTTTGTTTCTAAATTTTGTTTTTTCTTTTCTTGATAATTTTAAAAATGGTTTTAAAAAATTAATCCATGCATCATCTCCTTTTGGGAGGTACTTGAAGAACCCGTCGGTCATCATCATTCTAATTAGGTTTCTATGTCCTCTTCCATCAGGATCCATTGACTCAGAGTAATATTCTCTAACCATTTTTTTACCATCTTCATCAATTAAAGGTTCTGATAAATCTACGAGTTTTTTATTGATTCTAAAAAAATCATCACCCATAATACCTTCTTTTGTTTTTCCAATGATTAAATTTCCTAAAACAACATTTTTTTGTTGTTCTTTTAATAGTTGTTCACCTTTTGTTAAAATATCGGTTAAATATATCTTTGAATCAAGTATTTCAGGAAAAAATTTAATTAAAGTTTTCTCACCCATTAAACTTATTCCATCAATATTATCCGAAGTATCACCAGCAAGGATCTTAAATGTCATAACATTATAATGAGGAATCGAACAATTTTTAAATTTAATGTTGTCACCAAATTTATAATACGACTTTAAGTTTGGTGAATAAATTAATACCTTTTCTGAAATTAATTGAGTTAAGTCTTTATCACTTGAGAATATCGTTTTCTCTTCATCTAAAGAGATTTGACAGTAATATGCAATAAGATCATCGGCTTCCGAATTTTCAATCTCTAATTGTCTAATAAACATCTCTTCAAGATATTGTTTAACTCTTGTTTTTTGTTTG